TTAGAGTATGATAAACCTCCATTAACTCTCAGACCTGCAGATAGGCAATTCAGACCTGATGGTTATCCTTTGGGAATCGAAGACTTCAAGGCAATTATGGGATTCCCTGATAAATTCGAAATTTACCTTCACAAGAATAGTGATACCTTCGAAGGTGATTTTAAGGATTACCATTACTGGCTTAACAAGGCAAGGTATACAATTGCCAAAGGGGCAGTAGGGGAAATAGGTATTTGGTTCAAAAAATGCCTCAAGAAAATTGACTCATCAAAACTGAGCTAAATTGAGCTGTTTGAAAACCCTTTTTTCTTTTTATTAAGTTTTTCTTTTTTAGGAAAGTGCTTTCTGGTAAAGAAAGAAAGAAAGAAAGCTATAACTTATAAATCAACTCTGAAGGTAAGAAAGGGATTGTTAAGGGAAAACAAGGAAACGAGTGAGTACCAGAGACCAGAGTTTCACTAAAAGCGAAATTACCATGAAGAATTTAAAAAAGGCCTTGTTTATTGTACTTCTAGGATTTACTATTTACCTTTGCTTCAGGAATTACAAACTTTCTCGAGAGGTTGATTCCCTGAATCAAGCGGTCAATGAAATCCCAGATACAGTATACACAGAGAAACCTTTCAAACCAGAGAAGAAGTACTCAGAAAAAGTTGAACCAGGTAAAATCTTAGTTCATGATAATAAGCAGCCAACTCTCTTTCCTGATTCCATGCTAAGGCAGCCAGTTATCAGTAACCAAGATTCCCTGGTTCAAATTGTTTTGAAGAAAGATAAGTTGAACTTAAGTCTGTTCAATAAGGAGACTAACACTTATTCAACTAGACTATTCCCAATCGACTTAGATAAGTACAACTACAACTGGTATGAAGGTCAATTAACTCGAAAGAAAGTTGCAAGGTTATCACTTAGCCCATACGTCTATGGCAAATACAGACCTTTCAATAATCTCTTCGATATGGGAGCTGGTCTTTCAATCAAGACTAAGAGATTTAATTACAAATTCGGAGTCAATACCTTTTACTACCCGAAGATAAAATCTGGTATAGGTACTGACATCGAATTTCAAATAATGTATAACTTTTAAGTAATGGCAAAGACTATCTCAGAAACTAGAACTACATTAACTCGGGAGGAGCTATCAAACCTATCCCGAGTTTCTAGTGATGTTTTCTTTTTTAGCCTTTTTTGCTATGTGATACATCCAGTAAGAGGAAAGGTAAGATTTGATTTATACCCATTTCAGAAATCAGTTCTCTACAATTTCATTGCCCAACGATTCAATATCATTCTCAAATTCCGTCAGGCAGGAATTACAGAACTTATTTCAATGTACTGTCTTTGGTTGGCGATGTACCATCCCAACAAAAAGATAAACATCATCTCTATCAAAGACACAACTGCTAAGAAGGTGCTTAAGAAGATTAAGTTCATGTACAAGAATCTTCCATGGTACCTTCAAACTCCCATAATCAATGGTAGAGCTGGAGAATACGGTTCTGCTTCCATGATAGAATTTGATAATGGGTCATTTATTGAATCAATTCCGACATCATCCGAAGCCGGTCGTTCGGAATCCCTTTCTCTTCTGGTAATTGACGAGGCAGCAGTAGTAAGATGGGCTGCCCAAATTTGGGCTGCTGCATTCCCTACTCTTTCCACTGGTGGAGCTGCCATCGTCAATTCCACTCCCTATGGAGTTGGTAATTTCTATCACTCAACTTGGGTAGATGCCATTGCAGGAGGTAATCCTTTTAACCCAATTCGATTATACTGGCAAATGCACCCAGAACGAGATATCAATTGGTATAACCAAATGTCTTCTGCTTTGGGAGCAAAACGAACTGCACAAGAAATTGATGGTGACTTCTTATCATCTGGTAATACAGTCTTCGACTTAGCCGATATTAAAGCTATCGAAGACTGCCTTAGTGATTACCCAGTTATTAAGAAGAGATTTAATGGTCAATACCGACAATTCTGTGAACCCGAATCAGATAAAGAATATTTCATTGGTGCAGACGTTTCAACTGGTAGAGCTTCTGACTACTCTTCATTTACTTGTATGGATAAGCTAGGAGAAGAACAAGTAGTATATAAGGGAAGAATGGCAGTGGGAGCTTATGCTAAGTTACTTGGTGATACTGGGAAGTTGTTTAACTGGGCAGTAATAGCTCCAGAATCCAATGACGTTGGTTTATCAGTAACTTCTAAGCTTCAAGATGAAGGATACCCTAACCTTTACTACTACCAGAAGATGCTAAAGAAAAAAGGTAAAAGTAGACCTGAAATGGATAAATCTCCTGGTTGGTTAACCACCCAAAAGAATCGTTCAGTGATAATAGAAAACTTGGAAGAAGATATTCGATTAGATCACGTAATCATTAAGGACCCATTCTTTGTACAAGAAGCTTATACCTTCATTTATGATGGTTTAGGTAGACCTGTTGCAATGGGTAAACATAGGGCTAACAATTCAGCTGTAGATGTAGACCTTGAAGGAGACGTATATGCCGATGATGATATCTTTGGAAAAGCAATATGTAATCACATAAGGAAAGGAAAAACTAACGTAATCGTACAACCAAGATGAAAAAGTACTTCAATTTTAGTTGGGGTTGGGGACGTAAGAAGGACCCTCCCAAGAATGGTACATCCTCTAATAAAGAGGAGAAGCCTGCCACATCGATTTCGCCTGGTAGGGTTTCAGTTGACGATGATAGCGATAACTTAATTACATCATTACAAGGGTTGACTAAATTAGTTGAACCCTCTTTTCGTGTTGATGTGATACCTTTAATTCGGGATTTATATAAAGTAAATCCTGATATGGGCATCGCATTGCAAGATATGTTTAAGTTAGCTAACACCAGTCATACAGTAACTTTCCCTAATAATACCGATGAAGAGGCTTCAAAGATGAGAGAACATCTTAAGAAAGCCACCAAGGGATGGACCAGATATACTGCTGGTATAGATGGTTTAGTTAATAAAATGATTGTTCAACTTCTTGTAAGTGGGGCAATATCCGTAGAAGGAGTACCAAATGATAAGCTTGATGGTTTGGCTACTGTATTATTCCTTAAGCCAGAACACATCAAGTTTAAACGTGAATTAAATGGGGTGTATGCTCCTTACCAAAAGAATATAAATTTCTTTGTTAAGCAACAAGATTACATTAAGCTTAACCCAGAAACCTACTTCTATGTTGGTATGTTCAATGATACCGATGAACCTTATGGAGTTCCTCCATTTATGCCTGCATTGGATTCTCTCAAAGGACAAAATGATATGAAGATTAACTTCAAACATATCATGGAGATTTGTGGTATGGTTGGTTTCTTAGAAGCTAAGATGCAGAAATCTCCACAAAGGCCAAATGAGAGTATTAAATCTTATGAATCCAGATTATACCATGAACTCAATATCCTCAAACGTAATGTTAGAGAGGGTATGAAGGATGGAGTAGTAGCTGGTTATATTGATGACCATGAATTCAAGCTAAACTCTACTACCAAAGAGATGGGTAATATAGAGAAGCCTTGGAATATGAATCAACAATCTGTAGCAAATGGGTTGGGAGTTAATGGCTCTATCATTGGGGTATCATCTACTACTGGTGAAGGTGCAACTGGTATAATGCTGTCTAAGATGATTAGTCAGTTAAAAAATATCCAAATGCTTGTAGCTTATGTATTAGACCGACTTTATTCTCTAGAACTGCGTCTGGCAGGCTTTAATAATAAGGGAATGAAGATTGATTGGGGAACTTCTACAGTTTCTGATGAAGTTAAAATCCAACAAGGTCTTCAGTATAAGATACAGAACCTTGACTTATTGTATAAGGCTGGTATCATTAGTCAAGAGCAATATGCTTGGGCAATGGGTTATGATTCTCCTGATGAGAAAGAACCAAGAGTTTCACTTGAGGACCAATTTGCTAAGGGAGGTAATACAGACCCCCAAGAAGGAACTAAGAAGAAACAAAGGCAAGATGATAAAAACCAATCTGCTCGTAGGTCAAGAGATAAGAATAACCCGGCTCCTTCTCGAGGAGACCAAAATACTAAAGCAAGATGAGTAAATTTACAAAGAAAAACAAAGAGCATCTTGATTCTATGGTGATAGGTCAAGGCCATACCATTATGGCTGGGTATATCCCAGAAGCAGTGGGAGCCAAGGCTTTCTCAGAGAATTATTACAAATGGAAAAATCCCACACCGGATTCCATTGCTCAATTTGGGTTTTGGGGAGGGGATATAGATTATAATACTTACTATCCCAACCTAGACAAATCGGAACTAACTCCTAAGGACGAAGAGTTTATCGAACCAATGTTCAGATTACTTTCAGAAACGATTGTATCTAAGAATTGGAACCCGACAGACTTTGGTCAGAATGGAGTACTAAAGGCTTCTATGAAGATGTTGCTTGGTCAAACAGTAAACTGTGACCATGAAACCAACATCGGTAATGCTATTGGTGCTGTATCACAAGTAATGTGGCAGGAATCCTATAAAGACGGTAGCTTTACTATACCCGCTGGTATCAACGGTATTCTGAAAATCGATGGTAAGGCAAACCCAAGAATTGCTAGAGGCATCCTTATGGAACCTCCTTCAATTCATAGTAATTCAGTTACTGTACAATTTAAGTGGGATAAATCCCATCCCCAAATGGGAGATAACGAATTTTATCAGAAACTGGGTACTTATGACTCTAATGGAGTTATGGTACGTAGAATTGTTACTGAAATTGTTCGTTACCTGGAAACTTCTTTGGTTTCACATGGTGCTGATTCATTTGCCCAGAAAATTGGCTCGGATGGTAAAATCATTAACCCAACCTTTGCCAAAAGAACTTGGGCATCTTATGAAGAATACCGAGATGATAAATCGAAGCAATACTTCTTTACTGATTATAAATCGGATTTAACATCATATCAAGAAAAGAACGATACTCAGGGTTCTTTTAATGATAATGATGCCAATGATAATCATTCAAATAAAGATAACATGAACGAAGAATTACTAAAATTTCTTGAAAGCCTTTTCGGGGATAATATGCTTACCCTGGAAGAAGGTAAAGAGATGAATCAGGAAAATGTAATTGCCTGCATTCAGACTTTGGTATCATCCAGAAACGAATTGCAAACTTCGGTAGATAATCTTACTACAGAGAAAACTTCTCTTACGGAACAGATTACCAACTTGAATGCCGAAGTAGCTAACTTGAAGGAAATGGCAACCGTAGGAAAGAATCACATTGCTTCTCTACGTGAAAATGCCGTAGAAACCTACAAGAAGTTGATGGGTGATAAGGTAGATGAGACAATCGTTACGATGCTCAATGCCGAGACTACTGGTATTACTACTCTTATTTCCTTGACCAAGGATTACCAAGCTCGCTTGGAAGAGAAGTTCCCTCTCACTTGCTCAAAATGTGGTTCTAAGGACGTCAACCGTGCTTCCTCAATTGCTGAGGATGATACCGAGGGTAAAACTGGAACCCAAGGTACTGATACCCAACGGAATTCAGAATCTCCGAGTACTAAGAATGTAATCGATAACTTGTATCGAAACAAAATCAAATAACTAATATAAATAATCCGCGTTATGGAAAAAACTAAAATCGTAAACGACCCTCAGCAACTTACTCTCTTTGGGGAAAGAACCCCGAGAGCGGTGATTTACAAAAGTGAGTCACACAAATTGCACCAGGCTTTCAATGTTAAAGCTGGAGAGAAAATCGTACAGGGTATGCCAGTGGCTTTGAATGAAGAAGGTTTGATTTACCCTTGCACTGATGTAGCTACTCAAGTTTATTTGGGTGTAGCAGTAACGGATAACATTAACCCTGCTTATCAACCTCAAAGAAATTTCCCGGTAGAGGTAACAGTAGCTATGGAAGGTTACATGATTTGTAACTGGGTATCAAACGAAAATATCGAAGCTGGCTATGTAACTCCCGATGGAGAATTGCTTAACGATAGATTCGTAAAAGCTAACCAAGCAACTTCAACCCAGTTCATTGCCCTTAATCCAGCAGAAGAGGCAAATGAGGTAATTCAAGTACTCATCAAATAAGAGAAAAGAAGTTATGGAAAATAAAATAGATATTACAAAGTTGAAGGCTCAAGATTTTATGAATGAGCTGCCGGAAATGGTAAGAAGCTTGGAAGCTGTTCGTTCCGGTTCACAGGACAAGAAGCCTGTAGAGGTAACTTTTGGAGAATTGGTTACCGGTAAATGGGGTATTTCAGAAGATGAACTTTTTGAAAAGATGGGCATCAATCCAAAAGTGGACACGATGCAGAACATCTTTACAATGCCTCAACAGAATATTCGTTGGATTGTTCCGGAAATCATCCGTGCTGCTATCACATTGGGTATGCGCCAGGCTCCGTTCTATCCAAATATCATTGCATCTGACCAACCAATCAATGGTTTACAAGCAATCATGCCGATGGTTAACATGTCGGATGCTGCCCCTGCAAAGGTTAATGAGGCAGAAACTATCCCATTGGGTGATGTTAGCTTCGGACAGAAATCAGTTAGCCTCTTCAAAATCGGAAAAGGTTTCAAACTTACTGATGAAGTTCGTAACTATGTTTCACTCGATGTCTTGGGAATCTACCTTCGTGATTTTGGTGTTCAGTTGGGTTATGCTCTGGATACTCTGGCTATGGACGTTGCTATCAATGGTAACAACCCTGATGGCTCTGAGTCTGCCCCGGTAATCGGTGTATACGAAACAACTAATGGTATCACTTACAAAGACCTTCTGCATATTTGGGTACGTGCTGCTCGTATGGGACGTAACTTCCAAACTATGATTGGTGGTGAAGACCAGGCAATCGAAATGCTGAACTTGCCGGAATTCAAGGATCGTCACTCTGGTACTACAGAAGCTATCCTGAATGTTAAGTCTCCTGTTCCCAAGAATGCTGACTTCTACATTCACCCGGGTACACCCGACCAACAGTTGCTGTTGATTGATACATCTGCTGCCTTGATTAAGCTTACTGCTCGTCAGTTGATGCTTGAATCTGAAAGAATCGTTTCTAACCAGACTCAGGCAATCTATGCAAGCTTGACTACTGGCTTCTCTAAGATGTACCAGGATGCAACTCTGTTGCTGGCTGCTGACAAGAAGTTCTCAGAATTCGGCTTCCCCGAGTTCATGAACGTAGATCCATATTTGATGGTTAACCTAGAATAATAAGGGACGTCCGGTTTCATCTATATAAATTCCCTGAGAGGGTAGGTAACTAAAAAGACCTATCCTCTCTTTAATTAATCATTTTTAAATCTTAGGAAATATGGCTAAAGATAAATATACAGTAACTGTGGGACCAAGAGCTTACAGTTTTCATGACCAATCAACTGGTATTACCGTTTGTAGAGGAGAAGATAAGGAACTCTCTCGTCGTCAATTCCGTGCACCAAAGATTCAGAAGGCAATTGCCTCTGGCCATTTGATTATCATTGCTGATAAATCAGAAATCGAAAAGTATTCAGAGGCCGACATCGAAAAGTTGGATAAGAGACTGAATGCTCAGTTCAAGAAAGGCATGACTCTTGAAAAACTTGCAAAGGGCTATTCCCTGGAAGAACTGAAACTGGTAGCAGGTCTTCATGAAATCGTTGCCGAGAAAGATGATACAGTAGAAACACTTATTCAGGCTTTGCTGGAAGAATTCGAATCCTCTTCTAAAGGGTAATATATGAAAATTACATAAGACAGACTAATATGAATAACAATCTGGACTTTTTGTACGTTACGTCAGGTCTGGAAGTTTCATTCAGAGTCATATCCAAAGTCCCGGCCAAATCCATTTTTGACTGGGACTTTGGCGATGATAAGGGAGAGGTTTTCAATGGTGGAAGACATGTTTCCTATTCTTATGAAACTCCCGGTTTCTATACAGTAACCCTACATGTAACCAACTCGAATGGTTTAGATATCACCGTAGATAAGACTCTGGTAGTTTGTGATTATGGTCATACGGCATTAGCCGATACAATATATAACTTAATCGACCACTATATTCCTTCAGAGATATCAGAGGGAATGACCAGGGAAGATAAATCTATCTACATCACCAAATGGCAATATTATATTGGTCCTCTAGTAAATCACCAAATTCCTGCAGATAAGTATACTGATGAATTATGGTATGAAGCACTAGAAAATCAATTAATAATGGAATTGGCAGCATGGGACTTTCTCAATGTGAAGATACTTAATCTATTAACAAGTACTTCAGAATACCTAAGTCAATTAACTTCTACCAAAGAACAAACTGGTGATGGTACTTCTAAACCCGAACTTGCCCGAGGTGATAGGATTAAACAAATCACTACTGGGCCTACTGAAGTGCAATATTATGATACCTTGGCAGATGCTACAAGTTCCCTATGGAAAACACTTTCTCAAGCAATGCAACCAGGTGGATTAATAGATGAATTAAGGAAGAACCTTTGTATGTTAGCTTCACGATTGGAAATCTACTTACCGTTCTGTGATGAAGTATTTAGAACCGTAGTCCCAAAAGTAGTTAACAGAAGGCAACCTGGAGTATTAGATGGGCCAAATCCAAGTGCTCCAGTGAAAGGTGGTAAGAAATCAATTCTAACTAAGTTATGACAAAAGAACCCTGGAGAATGGTAAAGAACCGCTCTTGGGATAGATACAAGAAAATTATCACTGACTTCTTAGATTGGGATGCTGGTAGGCAATCCATAACCTGGGCCAAACATGTTAATCAGCTTCTCAGTCATGCCGAAGACAGTATACCTAAATATTATAACATCCAAATTGAGGCATTATGTTACTACAATGCTTTCAGAAACTGGCCTATCAATAAGGCAACTATTTCAGGAGAATTGGATGATGAAAACTTATCAATACTAATTTCTAAATCTTATATAGAACAAATCGGTTATCTTACACCGGAAGGTTATTGGGATTTTAATTGGGAACAAGATAGGTTTGTAATTAATGGTATAACGTATAAGCCTTCTGGAGATACTCAGACTGCTCAGGCAAAGGATGAGGCTTTAGTTTTCATGATTATCCTAAAGAGAGACCGAGATACCAAAGTTGAATTTGTAGAATAAAAATAAAGTATATGGCAAAGATGTTAGTACTGAGGTGGACACCAATTACTACAAACAGTGGAATTTGGTTTGATAGTAATCTGGTTATCCTCAATGGTACCTCTGGAGTTCATATTGAAATGAAAGGTAATGGCAATGATGTAACGGCATTTCAATCGATGACCGGAAACAAATTTGTCACCTGCTTTCAAGATTACTTCGGGGATATCTGGGATAAAATAATACCTCATCCTGGTATAGGCCAGGTAATAAAGTTCCGTGTAAATAGGCTTCCTGATTATGCTTGCATACGGGGAGATATTGAGGACGGTGGAGATGTAGACCCCGAAAATCCGGATGTACCAATGAATGCCTTCTGTGGTTCAGAGGGAGAACCATTCAGGGATATCGATTCTGAATTCTTACTGGGTCGTCAACGTGCAGTAATTAATCCTTAAATTTTATAAAATATGTATGTAAGTAAGTATTATACCTGCGAAGAAATAGACCAGCGGTTATTACATGGTTACTATGATGACTTTGTTAAAGCTGGCTTTGGAGGAACTATAAATGAGTTCTGGGCCTTCGTACTTTCTATCAAGAATAAGGTAGATAAGAAAGAAGGATACGACTTATCGAAAAATGATTTTACCGATGAGTTGAAGGCTAAACTTGATGGCATCGAAGAACATGCAAATTATATCACTAAAGTTTCTCAGCTTGAGAATGATTTGAAATATCAAACCGAGGAAGAAGTTAAACAGATGATTAGTGATTTGGTTGATGGTGCTGATGATGCCCTTGATACTCTTAAAGAGTTGGCAGAAGCATTGGGCAATGACCCCAACTTTGCAACTACTATCACTAATAAATTAACCGACCTTCGTACTGCTTTAACCGAAGAGGTTAATCGTGCTAAGGAAGCCGAAGCTGCTCTGGGTGCTGCAGTAGCTGCAGTTCAGGATAACCTAGAATATGGGTTAGACCAAATCAATAAGAAGATTGATACCGTTAAGGCAGACTTAAAAGCTGAAATCGACCGAGTTGAGAAGAAGGTAGATAAGAATGCCGAAGATATCAAGGACCTCAATGATAAGGTAAACGATAAGAGCGATGAGATTAAGGATGAACTTAAGAGCCTCATCCAACAAGAAAAGGACGAACGTATCGCTGCCGATAACGAAATCAAAGAAAGTGTAAATGAGCTCAAAACTCTTCATATCAACGACAAGGCTGCCCTTGAAGCTAAGATTGCTGAAGAAGTATCTAATCGTACGAATGCAGATACTATTCTGGATTCGAAGATTAATGAGGAAATCACTAATCGCCAGTCAGATACTCAAGCATTGCAGAGTAAGATTGACCAGGAAGCAGTAGACCGTCATTCTGAGGACCAGGTTCTCCACAACGAAATCTCTAAAGAGGTAGCTGACCGTACCAATGCAGATAAGGCTTTGCAAGGTAAGATTGACCAAGAGGCTCAAGCTCGTACCTCTGCAGACCAGGTACTTCAGAATAATATTGATTCCGAAGCTACTGCTCGTGCTGCTCAGGATTTGGTTTTGGACCATAAGATTGAGGATGTAAAACTCCAAGGTCAAGCAGATAAAGCTCAATTGTTGGAAGCTATTGCTACTGAAACTCAGGCTCGTAAAGATGCAGATACGGTTCTTGATAATAAGAAGGTAGATAAACGTGAAGGTTATTCATTGACTAAGAATGACTTTACGGATATTCTCAAAGCTAAGCTTGACGGTATCGAAGAGAAAGCCAATTACATTACCAAGCTCTCTGAGTTGGTTAATGATATGGACTTCCAAAATGAAGAGCAAGTTAACGCTGCTATTCAGAAAATCGTAGGCTCTGCTCCTGAGGTACTTGATACCTTGAAGGAAATTGCTGATGCCCTTGGTAATGACCCCAATTTTGCTACAACTATCACTAAGAAGTTAGCTGCCTTAACTGAGGAGATTAACCAAGAGAAGGAAGATCGTATTGCTGGTGATGCTGCAAACAGTGCAGAAGTAGCTACCGAAAAAGCAGACCGTATTGCTGCAGATACTGCTCTTGAAACTAAACTGAAAGAATACATCGACAATAAATCCACTGCAAGTGATACTGCTCTTAATGTGGTTAAGGATAACTTGAACAAAGAAATCCAAGACCGTAAAGATGCAGATACTGCAATCCAGGCAAGTTTGGATAAGGAAATTGCCGACAGAAAGACTGCTGATGATGCTTATACCGTAAGTCTGAATAACGTAAACAAACGTGTTTCAGAATTGGCTTTGAGCATTCAGGATTCTATTAACACTCTTCGTAATGAACTTACGGAACAGGTTAATGCGAATACTACTGCCATCGCTACTAATCAGCACGATATAGAAAGAAACTCAGAAGCTATCACTAACTTAACTAAGACTGTAGATGATAACTACAAGGAAGTTAAGGATATGATTAACGAGGAAATCGTTGACCGTACCAATGCAGACAGTGGCTTGAGTTCTCGTATCGATAATGTAAATATTGACCTCAATACCGAACGTGTCGAAAGAACCGCAGCAGACCAAGTTCTTCAGGTAAATCTTGACAAAGAAGTAGCAGACCGTACTGCTGCAGATAAAGCCTTGTCTACAGAATTCACGGCTAAGTTGGATAACACCAAGCAAGCTTTGGAATCAGAGGTAGGTAAATTGAATACCAAGATTGACCAAGAGAAAACGGACAGAGCTGCGGCTGATACTGCATTGGGAGCTCGTATTGATACTCTAGAAGCAGGTAATACGACTGCTATGAATGACCTCAAAGAGCAGGTTAAGAATAATACCACTGCAATCAATACAGAGAAAGACCGGGCAATGGCCAAGGAAACTTCTCTTGAGGCAAAGATTGATACTAATCTTCAGAACCATAAGGATGACATGGCTGCTATCAACCAAGATATCCTTACTGAGAAAAATGATCGTCTGGCAGGTGATACTCTGTTACAGACTAATATCGATAAGGAAGCTACAGAACGTGCTAACCAAGATACCCTTATTAATAATGCTATTGCTCAGGAAAAGGCAGACCGTACTGCTGCAGACCAGGCAATGGATAATAAGAAGGTAGACAAGGTAGATGGTAAAGGTCTTTCGGCAAATGATTTTACTGACCTTCTGTATGCTAAACTTGATGGCATTGAGGAGCATGCTAACTACATCACAAAGGTATCAGAATTGCTCAACGACTCGGATTTCCAGAATGCCGAACAAGTAGAAGAGGCAATTCAAAAGATTATTGGTTCTGCACCTGAAGTACTTGATACTCTAGCAGAGATTGCTAAGGCATTAGGCGATGACCCCAACTTCGCTGCAACTATGACTGCTAAGCTTACCGAATTGGAGAATAAGCTTACTGCCGAAAAGAATTTGCGTGAACAGGGGGATGATAACCTACAGCAGTCTTTCACTAATTTGAGTACTACTCTTACCACAACGGTAAATGATTTGAGGACTTTCGTTAGTGAAACTCGTACAGAGTTATTAACTTCTCTGAATGCTACCAATGCTTTGGTAAACCAGAACTCGGCAAATATCCAACGTAACTTGGAATTAATCCAGGGTATTCAAGATAACATTAATGGTAATTACACGGCCATCAAGGATTTGTTGGAAAGTGAAATTGCTGCTCGTAAATCTGAAGATATCCGATTGGAGGCAAAGATTGACCAGAATACCTCTGATCTCAACACGGAAAGAGAAGAAAGAATTGCTGCTGATAAAGTTCTTCAAGATAATATCGATGCAGAGGAAGCTGCTCGTATCGCAGAAGATAAGAAAATCAATGCTCGTATTGATAAAGAAATCCAAGATAGGACTGATGCAGATACTGCTCTGGATAACAAGTTCACGTCAATTACCAATGACCATGAGGAAAGACTGGTAGCTGAAGAAGGTACCTCTGATGCTTTGCCTGATACTATGGTTACGGATGTAAGTGCCATAACTCGTAATGATACTCAACTTACATTCAAAGTAAAAACTTCTACTAAGGACCAGGAAAATAACCAGTACGGTGATGAGGTAGAGGCAACCAAAAACCTTTTACCCGTTACCCAAACTCTTGCAGGAGTTATGTCTGCAGCAGACAAGGTTAAGCTTGATGGCTTAGACCCCAATGCTATTACAGAAATCTCAGCAGCATCCGATGCCGATAAGGTTACAGTAACCATAACTAAGGACAATGGGTTGAATGGTGACACTACTGAAACTTTCGATTTACCGGTAGTATCGGCAGATAAGGCTGGTACTATGACTGCGAAAGATAAGGTAGAATTGGACAGAATCAATACCGCTAACTTTGCTTTGGGTGCCGTTACTCCTAACGAAACCACAGTGGGAATTGCTGCTACTAAGACTAATGTTGAAGATGGTACTACAGTTCAGAACCCAATTACTTTGCCTTCATCAACTCCCGAAAAGGCTGGTGTACAATCAGCTGCCGATAAGAAGTTGTTCGATTCTCTTCCTCCAAAGTTTGTAAGTTATCATCGCAATTCAATACCCTATGCGGAACATGTAGACCTTGTTTCTCAACCTTCAGTAAAGAATGAAGAGACGGGTATTTATGAAACGAAGGGGACAGATAATATTTCCATACATAAGGCAACTAAGGAAAAGGCCGGTGTAATGACCGCTGCTGATAAGGTAAATCTTGATGAGACCTTACCAGATGCTATTGCTCAAGAGGTTCAAGACCGCAAGGATGCAATCGAGGCTTTAGGTAATGAATCTACAGCTGCCCTGAACAAAGAAATCCAAGACCGTAAAGATGCAGATACTGCTCTTGATACCAAGTTCACTAAAGCAGTAGCTGATGAAGCAAAAGCTCGTACAGATGCCGACACTGCATTGGGTGCAAGAATCGATAAAGAGATTTCTGATAGAACAGCAGCAGATACTGCACTTGATAATAAGTTGCAGGCAAATATTGATGCTCTAGAAGCTAAACATGATGCCTTTGTTGCTACGA